TTCTTTTTTTGACCAATTCGGTGTGCACGGTCCTCGGACTGTAATCGCTTCTCTAGGTCATATCCGTTAGAATAGTAGATAACGGTGTTTGCAGCCGTCAGAGTGATGCCATAGCCGCCCGTAGAGGGCGTTCCAACGATAAACCGACACCTAGGGTCGCCTTGAAATTTACGTATATTATCCTGTCTTTCTTCTTGAGGTGTTAACCCATAATAGTCAACCACGGAACCTGGACCATGGACCTTGACAATTTCTCTAATTATACTTGTTATATCATATTGATAATGAGCCCAAATAATTGCTTTTCCTTCCATCTCAGATATTACATTCATCAGCTCATTAAGCCTATTATTGTCTATAGGCTGTGTAGTGCCATCATCTGCAGTAAAATGACCACATGTGATTTGATGTAATCTCATTAATTGAGTTAAAACAGTAACCGTAGATGTAACTTTACCGTTTAACTGTGCAAGTGCTGTTTGTTTCATTTGAATATAAAGTTTTCTTTGATCAGGTGTTAAAGTAATTTGTCTTTTAGTCCAATTTTTTTCTGGTAAATCTAAACAGTCTTCTTTTAAGACCCTATAAGAAAAAGGTTTTAGTCTTTCTGATAATTCGCCTAGATTTTTAAAACCATTCACTACTTGTATTGATCTTCCACGAACATGTAGGGTATTCATAATAGCATATCTCATTCTAAATGAGTAATAAGACTCATGCTCTAAATGAAACGGATCTAAAAAATAACATTGACTATATAAATCTAAAGGGTTTTTAGTAACAGGGGATCCTGTCATTATTCTTCTATATTTAGTTTCAATAGATAATTTAAGAATATTTTTAGTTCTTTTAGCTGAAGGATTTTTAATAGTAGTACTCTCATCAATAACCATCAATGTATTATGACAAGATATAAATTTATGAGCAAATTCTGTTCCTTTAGTGGTACTAAAAGCTTCTACATTCATAACTAGAATATGGAGAACAGATTCTGGTTCAAATAATTCATCTAATTTTTCTTGTTGGGTTTTAGTAATATTGGATTGCCACAATACGGACACTTTTTCTATATGGTCTGGTAAATGAGTAGGTATCTCTTGTTCATACCAAGTTTTAACAACACCTTTTGGTGCTATAATTAAAACTCCATCTACTTTACCTTTATCATAAAGCATAGCAGCATTATCTATTAATACTTTTGTTTTACCTGTACCCATTTCCATAAAATAGGCATAAGTTTCTTTATTCCATGACTTTTCTAATGCGGTCATTTGATGCGCATATGGTTTTGTTTTAAATTTATATTTCATATTTTTTTCTTTCTTGTATTGACATATAATCCCTGATGCACTATATGTCAAGCATGAAAGAAGAAAATATAGTTTACGTAATACAAGAAGTTGCAGGGACTCAATCAGGTAATCCTAAAATAAACATTATGGGTGCATCTAATTATGGTAAGATAAAATTCTTACTTCCAGAGTTCTCTCAAATAATTTTTTCTCCAGGTCCTTTAGTTTTTAAATTAAGAAAAGGTTTAAAAGATTTTAAAGAAGGAGATTCTTTATTATTAATAGGAGATCCTGCATTAATTGGTGTTGCCTGTTCTATAGTTTCTGATATCACAAATGGTAAATACAATTTACTAAAGTGGGATAAACAAGAAAGAAAATATTATCCCATTGCAATTAACTTATACGAGAAAGGAAAAATAGATGATTGATTTTGAAAAAGACCAACAAGACGCAATGAAGAAGACTGATAATATTCAGTCTCTTGCAGATCAAGTAGAAAAACTAGAATCTTTAACTAAGAGACTTGACCTACAAGAAGAAAATATTAAGAATACAAAAAAAGAATTAGAACATTTATCTGGAGAGATTATTCCAACAATGATGGCTGAGATGGGTTTAGCTCATCTTAAACTCATGGATGGTTCTTCGGTAGATGTTAAGCCTTTTTATAGCGCAAATATTACTGCAGCTAATAAAGAGAAGGCTTTTAACTGGCTTCGTAACAATGGATTGGGGGACATAATCAAAAATGAGATATCCGTGTCCTTTGGTCGCAACGAAGAAAACAAGGCAGCTGATTATGCTGTTCTTGCACAAGAGCGTGGGTTTCAGCCAACACAAAAGATGAAGGTTGAACCCATGACTCTA